CTGTGTTGCAGGGGCTGCCTGTGTTGGTGCAACACTGCCGGGAAGAGGTTTGCCTGTATGCGGATCGAATCTAGCTTCAGGGGGCAATGGTTTACCTGTTTCTGTATCATAACCTGGAGGTGCTGTTGGTGCTGCCTGTGTTGGTGCCGGAGCAGGTGCTGCCGGCTTTTTATATGCACCAGAACGAACTCGGTCTAACATAGAACCAGACTTCATTTTATTTCTTACATCGTCCAACACACCTTCATTGATTTTACTTTCATTGGCACCAACTAAGCTACCAGGCTTAGCGTAGTCATCTTTTGTACTAAATTGTCCTGCAGATTTTTGTTCTGAATCTAGTTCTTCTGCTACACCTTGTTTTTTATCCCAGGCTGCATCAGTTTTAACATTATATTCTTTGCCACCGGCTCCGATATCGGCCACACGACTTCCAACCTCTTGCTGTGTCTTCACTCTTGCCATGTTACTCTTATCTACACTCTTACTCAAAATACCATGCATCTTTTTTGCAACATCTTGTCTTGAGGGTTTAGTCTTAGATGGTTCAGGTGCTTCTCCAATAACTTCAGATGCCCATGCTTCTAGTGCAATAGTTTCTTCCATCTCAGAAGTTTCAGTAATGTTCTTGCTCAACTTACTTAGTATTGGCATAACACCCTCAATACGAGGATCTAAACTACTAGACATAAACATTTCACTTAAGTCAACTTGTTCTTCATCTTCCATCAATGCAGGGGTGTAGCTTTCAAAATAACTATTATAGCCTCGCTTGCCTGACATTTTACTTAATGACTCACGTAGTTTCTGATAATGGTTAATGCCTTCAGTTACTAATTTTTGTGCTGATTCATTGAACTGCCCATTGCGAGTAGCACGAACAAATCCTGCCATCTTTTGATATTCCTCACATAAACTAGAAATATGATTCCAACGGTCATCGTTAGCTTTGCCACCCTCAGCGATATGTCTTGCAAATACACGGGCTAATCCAGGCTTGTCAGTAGGAGCTAATGCTCTTTCACCAATTGAATTTTCAATGAAGATTTTATCAATTTGACGGAAACGCTGTTCTCCCTCTTCCATGTTACGCTTATGTTTAATTATTATCTTTGTTGTAGGTACATTGTCGCTATAACTAGCTTTTTTACCTTGAGCATGATAACCTTCATACATCTTTTCTTGACGTTTAATGTGTTCTCTTTTTGCCATATCGTTTTCCAAATTATCTATATTAGCTAGTTTAAAACTAAGTTGTTTCATCATAGCAAATCGCTTTAATGTCTTAATTAGTTGTTCCCATGATTCGCTATCAGTTGATCCATTTTTAGGGCTACCGGAAACAGCGTCATCAAAGTAAACAATCAATTGATGTAATCCGTCAATAGATACAAATACTTTACCATAGGTTTCACCTTCTTTGGTAAATTCAAATTCAAAGACTTCAGCTTCTTCAGGTACAGGAACTGCTTTACCGTCACTGCCCTTATTAATGACTGCGCGGCCGCCCCTGCTAAGTACTTTTTGTAATTCTGCCCTTAGGCTTTCTTGTTTTTTTGACATATAAACTATTTATCAATATTGTGATTAACCCATTACCGCAAAGAAGGGTAACGGGGCTATAAATTCTTCATGGTCACGCATGTATGAATCTAAATTAGAATGGTATTCACTCAACTGCTGTAAAATTCGTACTATTAATAAGCTGGCCATTACCAAGTCATCGGTGTCACCAATCTTAGCTTGAAAACTGCCACCAGATGCAATGAAACTCTTTAATTCAGTTATAAGACTATGGCTATTAACGGTCATTTTCTTAGACTCTACTAATGTTTTGAACTTGGCGCAGGCTGCTAATTTGCTCTTGTTAGTTGTATTGAAACCCTTACGCTTTTTACCGTTCTCTCCCATGAATGTTCCGGGGATGTTAGACTCACCGTATTCGGCAATAGAAACTAATGCCGCTTCTCCGATTGAGTTTGTCTCTACTGAGTAATAGATGTTGTTTGGTTCGCCCGTACATTCAACAATGTATTTGGCAATTTGAACTAATAATTTTACTTGAGTGGGGATATCGGTTTTGTTATGCTTCCACTCACCAACTTGTGTTGTAGTGTTGGCCTCAAAAATTTGAATAGCAGCAGGATCACCCCCTGTACCTAAACTTGGATCTAGTCCAATCGCATATATATTACCTTTTGCAGGCTTCTTATACCATCGTATCTGGCCTTGACGGAAATTGGGTTCAGTTCCTACCATGTCAATTAGTGTGCTAGGATTAATTAATGTTTCATCTGCAATAATGAACTCACAACCAATCTCTCGACGGAAACGATCATCACCTAGCTGTGCTCTCATTTCATTTGCCCACTGGTCATCTCGTCCAGGTTGTTCAGTATAGTATGCTCTATATGCTCTGAACCCGTTTATACCTATTTCAGTTTTATTACCATAAGCATCTTCAGTCTTGTTGGCACCTTTCCAAATAAATGCAAACTGATCCTCATCACTGTTTGGTGTGCTTGTGATAATTGCTTTACCACCAGTTGATAGTGTTGGTGTAATAGCTGTCCAGAATTCTTTAGCAATACTCGGACGAACGAATGCAAACTCATCTAGGTATAATAGTGTGATAGACATACCACGACCAGTATTTTCAGTAGTTGTTGCTGAAACAATACGAGATCCGTTTTCAAAATCTAATGAACCTTTGTTGTATGTTGTCACACCTGCTTTGATATGATCGGGGCAGTTTTCATATGCATAACGTATACGTTGCATAATTTCTTGTGCGCCTGTATACTTATGTGCCGCAATAAGAATAGTAGAATCTGGTACAAACATTGCGTACCAAAGTAAATATCCTGCCGCTGACGTAGACTTACCTGACTGTCGAGGCATTAGACTAATACTAAAACGATAGTTATGATAGGTGTTGATTAGTCGTTTTTGATAATCCCATGGGTGATATACCATTGACCCTTTAGTAGGGTGCTGAATCATAAAGAAGTTATCCATAAAGTATAGATAACCTGTATCCGAGTCGCAACACTTAATAAAATCGTTTAATTCAGTTTCATCCTTAAACTTTGTTTTAACGTAAGGATTTTTAACTAAGGTAGGAGTATTCGACATATGAATATTTATACGGTATTATGAGGCTGTTAATGTAATATATTTTACTATCGGGCCGTGATTTCCGTTCCAATAACCACTATCTATACCAGATACGCTTACAACCGCGCTAGTTATAGTACCAAAAGTAGCAGGAATTTCACTTCTGTTCAGAGTTAAATCAACATCTGTGGCATTCTGTGGTGCATTTGATAAGCCTGTTGTTTTTGTGGTTACTGTTGCACCACTACTGTTTTTAAATACTACAGTAAATGTATATGTATCTACTTGAGTATAAGTTGCGGCACCACCTTTTTCTTGGTGTCTTATGTTGACTGTAGCTGTAAAAGAAGCAGTATTGGCTATTACACTAGAAACGTCCATAGTTTGCGATACAGTTCTTAATTGGAAGGTGAAATAAAGTTCGCCATTATATAAAGCAACTTGATTAGATGAAGTATAGGAATATGTACCAAATCCGCCGCCAGCTGTCCAACCAGTAGTTCCGTTAGTAAAATCTGAGTTAGTAGCTAATTCCACCGGGTTGGCTAGCGGTGTGAAGGTGCTAGTATCATTAATAGTAACAGTGCCAGTTGTTGCTACTACAGTACCAGATGTTGATACTGTTCTCAATGCAACAGTAAATGTTTCACTTCCCTCAGTTGTACTATCTGCTGTTGGCGTAACAGTAAATGATCCTGCATTACTTGTAATCGTAAATGAGCCGGATGTAGTTCCAAAATCACCTGAGTTAGTTGCAACTGTCCAATATAATGTTGTACCATTAGATACATTTGTAGTTGTAACATTGAATGTTCCTGCACTACCTTCATCAATAGAAGTTGGAATAGTACCAAACGCATATGTTGGTGTTAAGCTAGTGTCATTAATAGTAACTGTATTACTTGTTGCTACTACAGTCCCTGTTACTGATCCTGTGCGAATCTGCAACGCATAATTTTCAGACCCTTCTGTTAATGCATCAGCCTTTAAGTCAAATGATACTGTGCCGGCGTCACTATTAATCGTAAAACTACCCGATGGTAAACTACCACTAGCAAAGTCTGCACCTGTAACATTACCTGTTACTGTATAATATAAAGTAGTTCCATCTACCACATTAGTAGTAGTAATATCAAATACTGTTCCTAACCCGGTGCCTTCGTTAATTGAACTAGCACGTGGTGCTACACTGTAACTAGGTGGGGGAGGTCCTATTGTCCACGGACGACCTTGAGCCAATCCTGACGGATGTGATTGTGTAGTTACTGTATTATTTGTATAAACTGAAGGTAGTAGAGATGTGTCTAGTGTACTAGGACGACCATCTGCCGAGCGTTTAGTAGCTGCCGCAGATAACTTGGCATTTTGCTTTAACTGCTTAGTTGATAAACCTGATATTCCGTTTAATGCCATGTTATTTTCCTACTGGCTTTTCGCCTGTTAGATATGGTCTACTAAACCATAGTTGAAACCACTCGGGAGTACCGGGCCGTATATCATGTTTTTTCATTAACTCACCCTTTTCGTTCCCGGTAATACTGATATTACTTTCTTCTCCGATAACTTGTGAAGTTACACCGCTTAGTCTTTTTAAATCATCTAATGTAATATCAAGATTTTCTTGACGTGTAGGAACGGTCTTGAGTTGTTCAAGACCGTTCTGTATTTTAGCTTGTCTCCATACATCAAAGGTCATGATGTATTTATCGTAATTTACTTGATATCAAGTGGACATTGCTTAGTTGTTAGCATTACAAAAAACTTTTCTTTCATTGTAACTCTTTCGTCATCTGGTCCACTTTTTGACATATCTTTTGGCATCTCTATATCAAAATCAATAGTATTACAAACATCTACGTTGAATCCTGCTCTAGTTAATAATGCGTCCCACTGTTTGACACCCAGTACGCTATAATGGTTACTGTTGTATTCATGTCTACGCTCTAAATCGGGGGAGGGAACTTCAACATACATTCTTCCTTTTAATTTCAATAGTCGATTGTATTCAGCTAAAGTAATGATAGGGTAAGGACTATGCTCCAATGAATGCCTAGACCATATAAAGTCTACACTTTCATCATAGTATCCATCGATTTGAGGGATAAAAGACATGTCATAATTTTTTACAGTATGACCTTTATCTGTGCAGATTTTAGTATCTCCAGGGCTTAGAGTTACCCCAATACAGTTAGTGTATCCTCGAGACTTCATCTCATCTAAGAAGTAGCCAGGGCCACATCCTAAATCAAGAATCAATGCATCTTTGGGTAAATTCAATGGATCAATGTATGTTGAAACCATTTGAGTTGTTAACTGCTTGTGGAATTGTGCATCTCCTTCATCGTATAGATGAGCAGTGTAAAGCCATTCGTTATAAAACTTTAGCTTAATTAAATCTAGGGTGTTATTAATGTCAATCATAAATCTACTTATGCATAGATTAAGATGCCATTATTTTTTCTTCTTAGTTTTTTCCCCGTAACCAGCAAATCCCATTATAGGACTTGTCGTGTGGGTATCGTCTAATTCTTTACTTTTCATATCACCGTGATTCAAATCAGTATACTCGGCTCCAACAGCTTTGTATGCTTGTTTTAGCATTGCCTGTTCTTCTTTGGTATACGGGTGAGTTGATTTACGTTTGCCTATCCAACTTTTCGCTGGCATAACGAGTGGGTCTTTTCCGTTCGCTCCTGCTACTGCCATACCCAAACGGTAGGAAGTATAATCACCGCTTACATGTTCACTGTCACCGTAAGTATTCAACCCAGCAGTTGATTGAACTTGTCTTTTTGAGATTTTCTGTTGGCTCGACTCTGATATGAATTCGTGCGCTCTCATTATTCTCTGTCTGCCTGGTAAGAAAATAAATGCATTACATTCGCATTTATAAGTGGTGATACCATAAGTCTAATATTTCCGTATGCAACATCAACATTGTACCTAGTAACTGCATTGCCTGTAAATACTGTACCGTATACACTATGTTCGGCTCTTATGCCATCATTACGTTTAGTTACAGTAATTGTAGCTGTCTGTGCATCATTGTTATCTAGTACCTTAGAGGTTACTTGAAAACGAACAGTAGTACAAGTGTTTTGTGGTAATTCATATATAACTTGATTTGCAGTATTGTCAGGCGTTATGACATTAGCTGAATTGATAGAGATACCGCCATTAAGGCCGATACCACCATTAACAGCAATATTACCCGTAGATGTGACATTACCAATAGCAATCAAGTCACCAGTAGCATATATGTTTCCCACTTGCAAATCTGCCGCAATAAATCTGTTAGCATTTTGATAAAAACTCAGTACATCAAAGTTTTCGCTTATACCAACGTTACCTATATGTAGCGAATCGTTTTTACTCAACCAAACATTTGCTATTCGTAAGGGGCTACTACCAATATTAACAGTATTAGTTGCAATAGGGATAATGTTAGCACCAATATTAATTTTGTTGTTTGGTACATCCAAAACTAAATTAGCAATACCACCACTAAATCCAGCATTGTTAAACTGCAATGCCCCGTTAGGTCCACCTTGATTTAATAAAGGGATACTAGCAAAATTGTTATTAATTTTGTCAAACGCAACACGTAACGGGTCACCCGTACCGTCGTTGGGTAATTGACCAATATCTATAACTTCTATAATACCTGGAGATGTTGCCATATGAATATTCCGATTGTATTATATTTATCGTTAGTATTACCGTTTTAATATTGTATCAGACTAAATATATGTATATTTAAGGAACAGTTATGAACAAGATACTATGTATACTACTATTATCCACTTTGGCAACCACAGCGTTTGCTCAAAAACAAAAAGCAGGTGTCACATATGATGCATTGATTACCAGAGTTATTGATGGTGATACAATTGCATTTCAAGCACCATTCTTGCCGGCGCCACTAAAACCCGAACTAAGTATTCGTGTATTTGGTGTTGATACTCCTGAAAAGGGTCATAGAGCACAATGTCCAAGTGAAGCCCAGCGTGGAGAGGCTGCTACTGCATTCACAAAACAACAAATTGCTAATGCACAAAAGAAGCAAATTATACTAATGGACTGGGATAAGTACGGTGGTCGTGTTTTGGGTGACGTTATTTTAGACGGGAAAAGTCTAAGAGGTATGCTTATCCAGCAGGGTTTTGCACGTGAATATTACGGTGAAGCTAAGACTTCTTGGTGTAATTAAAATCCAAATATATTCTTAGGTAACTCAATTACAACAGACTGCCTAGACTGTTGCATTTGTTGAAGTAATAAAGTCCCGTTCTGTCTAACACTAGGATCGGGACTTTTTAACATCTCCGATATAGCTAACATACGAGTGGTTTCTGTGACAGTAATGTCTCTGGATATAGCTTTCTGTGCTTCCACATACACTGAATAATCTTTATTAGCGCATCCCGCAATTAAAAATGTTGCGAGTAGTATAATGTATTTCATTTTACTTCGTTAAAGATTTTCTTTTGTGTTTCATACCACTCTTGCCAACCCTCTACTTTAGTAGCGCATTCATGGTACAATGAATAGTTGTGTACAATAACTTTTAACATTTCTGTTATAGCTACTTTATCACCTTCTATTAGTTTAAGACTTTCACATTTCTGTTTTAGTACTTCA